AGATCACTGTAGTTCAGATAATCACCACCAACGTTGATAAACGAAAATGGAGTTGGCTCTTTCGTAGTTCCAACAGCCAAAGAAGGGATATCGACGCGTTGCACCCAGTCCGAGATGTTCGGGAGGAATTCGCAGGTGAACCGGAACCCTCTTGGGGAAAACATTTGAAGCGTCGCCATCAGAATCCTAAAATATAATGCAGCTACACAATATTTAGACTTTACATTCAGATAGAATGAGCGCATAATCAAATCTGAATTTCATTCACGGAGTAACGAACATTATTTTACTTGATCTTAGTCGAGTCTTTCATGCAACAGTCGCAGTTTCATTGCGCGGAGAAAAAGACGTCGAAGAGAATATGCTTCGGCATCTGATTCTGAATTCTATTCGCGCATCAAAGATGAAGTTCGCCGACAAATATGGTGAACTCGTCATTGCGATGGATTCTCAGAGTGGATATTGGCGACGTGAACAATTCCCCTACTACAAGAAGAAGCGTTCAGAAGCTCGTGCAGAGTCTTCTATTGACTGGACGACAATTTTCAAATACTGGGATGTCATTCGTGATGAGATCAAAGAGTTTCTACCATACAAAGTCATTCAGGTTCCTGGAGCAGAGGCGGATGATATCATCGCCGTGCTTACGAAGAAGCATCATTCCGGAGGTGTATTGATTCTGGCGAATGATAAAGATTTCGTTCAGCTTCAGAAATGGCCGAACGTTGAACAGTGGAACCCAGTGAAAAAGGTTCCGATCCGCGAACGTGATCCTGCGAAATATCTACAAGAGCATATCATTCGAGGTGACGCTGGTGATGGTGTCCCATCTATTCTAGAAAAAGATGATGCTCTAATTATCAAGACTGGTCGAAGACCGTCTATTACTCAGAAGAGGCTTGATAACTGGCTGTCTGGTCCTCCAGAACTGACTATGAGTCAAGAAGAATATCGCAATTGGAAGCGGAACAATCTTCTAATCAACTTCGAAGAGATTCCTAAGTCTATTGTAGATTCCATAAATAATACTTACGACGACCATCCACCTGTGAATAACTCTAAATTATTCAAATACTTTACGACTCGAAGACTACGCAACCTAATGGAAAGGATTCATGATTTCTGATGCGCCCTAGTATCGCCGCCATTATATCAATGGCAAATAATATGAAGAAGGTCGAAGAGCGAGTAGCTGTTCTTCAACAGAATGAAACATTTGCTCTGAAACATATTCTGCGAGGAATGTTCGATCCGGGTATCGTGTGGGACGTCGATAGCGAAAATGTCGAATACAATTCGTTGCCTAAGCATAACGCTGATCCGGCTATGCTGTATGGTGAAGCAAAGCGTCTTTATATTTTCACCAAAGATGGAAACCAGGGTCTAAGACCCGAGCGTAAGAAGATGCTATTCATTCAGCTTCTTGAATCGCTTTCGGAAGATGACGCCAAACTGGTTCTTTCGATGGTTCAAAAGAAATCACCCTTCAAAAACATTACTGCCGATTTAGTGCAGAAAGCATTTCCTGGACTTTTCTAGAGATGGGCAAAAGCTTCCGTCGCGACGATAGTCGCAAATACAACGATGATTATAATGCGTATTCGCGAGCTGAAATAGATTATAGGAATCACAAAAAAGAGAAAAAAATCAAAGCCGCTCTTCATACCAGACGTCTCGACGTTCTCGACGAAGAGAATTCAGATGAAGAGGATTACGACTTTCGATGACTGCAGAAACTAAAGAGCCTTGGGGATGGCATCTCCTCGTTGACTGTGCCGGTATGGACGACGTCGCTATTAACGACGAAGACACCATCCGAGCGTTCGTGAAAGAGTTGATCGTCAAGATCGATATGGTTCCGATTGGTGGAACTCAGACGTTCTGGTGCGAAACCAACGATCCGAACAAAATCGGATGGAGTTGGTATCAACTCATCGAAACGAGTAACATCTCTGGACACTTCTGTAGTGTAGATCAGACGGGATTCATCGACATCTTTTCGTGTAAACCATATGATCAGCATCACGCTTTAGAATTGATCTACAAATACTTCTCTCCGACCGGAGTTCGAAATACATTCATTGAGAGGATCGCGCCGCAATGACGAATATCAAAGAGCCTATGCAACAATGTCTATTAGAAAATAGAGGGTCTTTACAGGTGGCGTGGATCTCGACGCGCGGAGCCAAACTCGGCGTTCAAGTGGAGTTGAAAGGCGACCCTGATCTATGGAAAGTTGTAGAAGTATATCCTGGACAGCTCTCTGCAGATTATGTGACTGGTAACGAAAGAAATTTCAAAACTCATAGGATAGCTACGGATATCTAAATGACTAATCCTACCGTGATCGGTGTGACTTTTGGAACATGGGATTTGCTCCATGTCGGACATGTTCGCTTTCTGAAAGAATGTTTGAAGAAATGTTCGGCTCTATATGTGTATGTTCAGAAAGATCCGTCACTCGATAGACCAACGAAAAATAGACCTGTTCAATCGTTAGAAGAGCGCAAAGAACAAGTTCTGGCTCTAAGCGACAAGATCTTTGTCTACGACTACGATGACGAAGAAGATGTTAAACGAATCCTACAATCGTATTCTATTCCCGATCTCAAATGTGTATACATCAGATTCCTAGGTTCTGAATACAAAGATTTGCCGATCACCGCGCTCATGCATCTTCCTATAGTATTCATTCCTCGTGATCATTCTTATTCCTCTTCCGAACTCCGTCGGAGGGTGTATCAAGCAGAAGCAGCTAAATATGTTGCTCAAGATACTCCAGTAGAAGAGAATAATTATGTCAGAATCACCACAGAATTTAGTAAACGTAGTCCCCGATACGTTATCGACGCCATTCAAGACATCTGCGACCGCCACGAATGAATTAATCACTAAGGCACAGTTCAAAGCTGCCGTTCCTGGGATTGCTGGTTCTCAATTCGACAAAATTTTCGATCCACTCAACAAGACTCTAGCTGGGTATTCTATCAATACTCCGTTAGACATCGCCGCGTTCATCGCGACATGCGGACACGAGTCTGGAAACTTCACAGTCTTTTCAGAGAATCTGAACTATTCGGCTGATGCTCTTCAGAAGGTATTCAAGAAATACTTTCCTAACGCTGCAGTAGCAGCATCATACGCTCGCAAACCAGTCGCAATTGCGAATAGAGTTTACGCGAATCGTATGGGTAATGGTCCGGAATCTTCTGGCGACGGATGGAAACATCGCGGTGGTGGCGCTATCCAGCTCACTGGTCGAAAGAACATCGGCGCATTCGCGTTTGCGAAAAACATCACAATCGAACAAGCGACCGATTACATCAGAACTCCTGCCGGAGCATTAGACTCTGCAGGATGGTTCTGGAAAGTCAACAATCTTTCCAAATACGGCGATCAAGGATTATTCCAGGCTGTTCAAGGTCTTGTGAATGTTGGCAGAGCCAATGCAACTATTGCTCAGATCAATCATTGGAACGATCGTCTACAAAGATACAACAGAGCTAAGAAAGCTCTAGGAGTCTAAATAAATTGAATACTTTAGAAATGATCCAGAGGAACATTAATGGCAGATAAATTCCAAAAATTTTACGCAGCTCTAGAATCCCCTGCGGATCACGCTTTCAACATTACGCCAGTCAACGGCGCTAATCTAGCATTCTTTACTAGAGGCATTTATGTCGGAAATACCGGAAACGTAAACTGTGTATTCGTTGGGGATACGGCGAATACAGTTCTACCATTTGTTCCTGCAGGAACACTGTTACCATTCAGAATTAGTCAAATTCATTCTACAGGTACGACTGCTTCAAATATCGTAGGTCTCTGGTAGAATATAAATGAGGTTCGGCCTAAACTTTAGTATTAAGTGGAACGGTATACCACTGTCGACACCACCTACAATTCTGTCATTGAACAGTTTTTCGGTGGCTGAGAATTCGACTTTCGATTTACCGCTTCTGGCTGACATAGAAGGTGGAGTTTGGTCTATTCAATCCGGATTGGACGCGGCCGAATTTTCATTGGTAGATGAACTCTTAACTTTTTCAGCTCAAGATTTTGATACAGATATTAGTGTTGGAACCAACAATATCTATCAGTGTGTAGTTCGTTACACATTAGGTGGCCAATACGCTGAAACGACTATTAGCGCGACAGTACTAAATGAGCAGGTTGAAATTCTTCTTAGTCCTGCGACTAGTTCAAATACACAGAGCACTTACCCCACCAGCAACAGCACATCTCCGGAGGTAACTGTAAGCGTTCCGCTTGGCGTCAATGGTGTATTGCTAGCATTCGTTCACAAATCAACGAACTGTACCTGGACTGCCACGGCAGGTGGTGACAACATGACTCTCCTTACGTCAGCAGTACAGGATGAAGGCGGCGCTAACTTCAATTCTATGGCAATCTTCGGCATGGAGAACCCACCTGCTGGTTCCATGACCGTCATCGGAACACCGAGCGATCTGGGTGGGGTGACAGGTCGCCGTGGTATCACTGTACTCTTCATGGAAAGTGCTCGCTGGAGTGATATTGTTGTTGGTACACCGTACGAGAATGAAGCTGGCCTAACCCAATACTCTGCTGCGAATCAGATCACGACCGATGAACCCGACATGACCGTATTTGGTTTGATTTGCGGTGGTACGACAATATCAGCCTTCACTTGGATCGATTATCCAGATAATACTACAGGGTTCGATCCAGTCGCTACCTCTGGTTCTACATCCTGTTACGGTGTCTTCTATCGAGAGGTGAATACACCTGGCGCACAATCGTTTAACAACTTCGGGTTCCTAACTTCAGCTACTTCTGGAGGAACCCGGGTGGCCGATCCTGGCCGCCGAATTAACATGGTGTCAGTCGCAATCAAAGGATTAGTTCACCAGGAACAGCTGCCAATCTATTACTTTAGCTCGGCCGGCAACGACAGTAATGATGGCTTCTCTGAAGGCGCGCCCAAGAAGAGCATCGAGGCTCTAGAAGCACTCATGCCGCTAGGATCGGGTGCACGCATTAAGCTCAAGAGTGGTGAGTATATTCGCCGTACCACCCCTATTTCTGGCACTACTACTCCTCTGTTGAATCTCACTCATGAGGGTACTGCTCTCGCACCAGTAGTATTTGAAACTTATGGCGGTAGTGAGCCAGGATGGCTTAGTGGCGATATATTATATCCAACTGGATGGGTAGCGACCACATCAGCAGAAACTAATCCTACAGCCAACTCTCTGGGTGCTGAAACTCGGAGTATGGGAACGACTGCTGCGGACAAACCAAAAGCATGGTTTCCTTGTATAGATGGCGAAATGCTAGAACCTTGCCAATGGTCCGCTTCTCCTCTTGCAGATGTGAACGGATACGCCTCTGCTATTGATGCATGGGACGACAGCTACGATGGTACCGACAGCTTCCATTTTCCGGCTGCCGGAGATATTCAGTCGGGTAACACTTACAACGCTGCGAAGAAAGTTCGGTGGTCTGTTGGCGGTATTGGTTACATAATCGAGATTGAGCATCCCGATATAGCTACTCATTATGGCGCTGATCCAATGGTAGGAGCTCTGTGTGCCTGGAGACATGCCGGAAACCAAACAGTATGGTCCCGCATCACAGATTATAATCAAGGTACGTCTACTATCACATTTGAGGGAACTTATGCTCCTCATTCGTCATTTTTCTGGGCTATTATTCAGCATCCGAAAGATCTCGTCAAAGTCGGACAATATTGTTGGTCTCTGGATGATACCAAAGTTCACGCTCTCTGGCCAGCCGGATCGGTTAAATCTATCGCCCAAGGTGCTATCGGTATCCAGGTTTCGTCGGCGCATTCTACCTTCAATAACATAGGAATTTGTAGAACCGCCTCCGAAACAGGAAATACAACAGACGGCATGTTCGAAGTTAACGCAGGTGTGAGTTACGGAAC